CCTTGTGTGTTGGTCTGCTTTACCAGGCTTATTGAAATTTTGCGATTTTACCAAATGCTTGGTTCGCTTCTGCAATTTATATCCGTGATTTCCTCCCATTATTTATTAATTTATATTTAATGTTTATATTATTTTTTCGTATTTTATGCGAACTTAAATGTTCAAATGTGAAAAAAATGAGCATTTTCATTATCATATAATTATTCTTTCGTTAATGGTGAAAATATTGGACCTTTATATTATTCTTTATCTTTCTCTTCATCTTCCTCTTCTTCTTCGTCTTCCTCGTCCTTCATCCCCTTCAATAAATTCACGACATCAACGTCTTCCGCTCCAAAACTATAAGCGAAAGCAACCAATTTTTCTAGTTTCTGCTTATATTTTTGCTCTGCATCTCCATCTTCCTTGTCCTCTTCCTTGTCCTCGTCCTCCATCGCCTTCAATAACTTCACGATATCAACGTCTTCCGCTCCAAAACTATAAGCGAAAGCAACCAATTTTTCTAGTTTCTGCTTATATTTTTGCTCTGCATCTCCATCTTCCTCCTCTGTATCTACATCTTCTTCCTCTTTCTCATCATCACTTTTACTCAGAAGTTTACCTAGAAGGCTGTCTTCTGGCAATTTGTTTGATTTAAGAGCCTCTAATATTTGTGTGTCGTCAAAGCTTGATTCATCTGAATCTGAACCTTCTGCCTCTGGGTCTTCCTTTAGTGCTTCATCTTCCTCTTCGTCTGCCGACGGCTCTTCATCTTCCTCTTCGTCTGCCGACGACTCATCAACTTCCTCTTCGTCTGCCGACGGCTCTTCATCTTCCTCTTCGTCTGCCGACGGCTCATCAACTTCCTCTTCCTCTTCCTCTTCTTGTTCAAACACTTCTTTCTTATATATTTTCCTATATCTTAAACTTGGTTTATTATCATATGATTTTTCTGTATCTTTTATATATTCTTGGACAATATTGTTTGGTAAATTATAGTTTATATACACCTTTTCATCACGTTCATCATTGTTTCTCTCATTATCACCATCGTCTTCATCGCAGGGACAAAATTCGTGACAGTCTCCGCAAAACCAATCATCACCATCACCATCCGTAATACACCTATCATGTTCTTCACTGTCTTGCACTATTAGCTTTTTACAATGATAGCACTTGAAGACATAACGATCATCACCTTCATCATTTTTGTCTCCACATTCACCTTCATCATTTTTGTCTCCACATTCACCTTCATCTTCATCTTCATCTTCATCTTCATCACCTTCATCAATAACATCGAGTTTATCATTAACATCAACTTCATTATAAATATTTCCGTGTTTCATATCATCATTATATTTTTGTAATAGACTTATAATATTAGATTGTTCAATATAAAGTTGTATAGTGTCTGTATAATATGAAATATATTCTTCAACACCATCTTGAATATTCATAGATTTGAAATTAAATCTGATATGTCTCATATAATTCGCTGAACAGATCAACAAATACGAGACGCCTAGAAATAGTGTAGATGTAAGCATAACTAGTAATTCAGCCAATGCGAAAATACGATTAAATGCGATTACAGACGTTTCCGCCAAAATATTCATAATATATTGATAATTAGAGCAAGTATCCATTATAATGATGTTGTTATAGAATGATATAACTAATTGTATATCATAATAATCAATTTTATTATAAACATAATGCTTGTATAAAATTGATTTAAATTTAATAAAATTATATATTATAAACACAAAATGACTACAATCAATAAAATACATCCAACTCCTAATATGTATGATGAATATGGTATTATCGTAGATTCAGTTATTAATATGTATGACGACTATGGTATAAGTTCTGATGATGATAATGAAAATATTGAGAATGCGATCCGACCTTCAGAATTAATTAAGACTAATAAATCTAAAAAAAATATGAAAACATATTCAGATACAAATTCAGATACAGATTCAGATGGATATAATGAAAATAATATAATAGTTGTTGGTAGACGTAGACCATCATTTATAAAAAAATCATTACAAACACTATCAACACGAATAGATGTATTACCAGATCATGTCAAACACACCCTTATAGATACAAATAACACAAATAGTTATTATGGTTTTTATAAACGAAAAACATTAGTAGGGTTATCGATTATTTCAGGAATAATAATATCATTATTGGTTATATTTTAGTTTTATATCATTTGTAGATGTTTAATACTAGATTTATTATAATAAAGTGTTTTTAATAATTCCGCCCAAGCAACAGACCGATGTTTCCCATGATTACAAATGAAAGCAATATGAGTAGGATTTGTGGTTTCAATCTTTTTGACGACGTATTCAATTATTTCTAAGAATAGGGGATGATGAATAATGCTATTTTGAATGGTATCAGACAGCCCGGTGATGGTTTTAATATCTATATCTTTTGATATTTTGGTTTGAAATTTGGTTAGATCGAATATAAGGTCACATTCCATATGATCGTGGTCTTTTTTAATACCCCAAGAATAAATAGTAAGTGTTCGATGAATATTAATATCAATATCATTAATTTTTGTAGGTAAATTATCCAAAATGGAGGTAGTATCAATTAAAATATTATTATCATCATCATTTGATACGCCGATATCACATTCATATTTGTCGTATATTAATGAGATAGGTGTAGATATATCGTTTTCATATTGATCATAGATTAATTTAATGATTTTATTATCACGTTTATTTTTGTTTAACATATTATGTTTTACACCCTTGGTAATACATAACTGGAACGAATAATATTTATATCAATTTAATATTATTTTAGTTATTATCAGTGTCTTCATTTGTTTGTGTGCATGAAAAATATTTATGGAAACCGATGAATACACATATAGAAATGATTGTGATGACTATAATCGTAGGTATGCTAAATAACATTTATACAATAGACGTACAAATTTATATTAAAAAAATATAAAAGGATAAATAAGCCATAGCGATTTCAATAATAACATCATATGATAGCACCAACGCAGTATCAAAAATGTTTGATTTTTTTAAAACATAATGATCATTCTCATCTTTTATATATACCTCGACTTTTCGAAAGCCATTATACCATGCGGCGAATGTCCACCAATAACTAACGTACATCATGACGAAAAACATATATAATTGTCTGTGTCTATGTTCAGGATAATGATAGAATGAGTTAATATTATAGATAGTAATACTGGACATACCAATTAATGAGCTAGTCGTATTGACCTGTCTAACAGAATTTCGAGTAATCGATTTCGTTTTGTTACAAACATTTAATACAATAAAAGAAATTAATATATGTAGACCAACCATATGATTATAACTAAAAATGCGATCTCCGAAGTATAACCCGATGGTTGTAATGACGCCACCTTCTTGAAATCCTTGTAAGAAAAGACCTAAATATTGGGGAACAATCGTGTGGTCATTTTGATTATAATAATAAACCATAGGTTTTATGATTCTGGTATGACTTGTGTGTAAAAAAAATTCAATAAAAGTCCAAATTAATGTAGAGTAGCCTAATAACATAAAACAATCGGTAGAATTATTCGTAATATATTCTTCCAAACATAACGCGATAGAAAACAAACAATAATTTATTTTTGTATTAGCGTTTGTAGCGAAATCTCCTATTCGAACAATATTATATCTATCATTTGATAGCATAGTATACAATTAAATAGTATTTTAATATACAAAAATGTATTGGTTTGAAAAAAACGAATTAAATATATCATAATAATAAAACAAAATGGAAAATAAAGAGGATTGTGATTTTGAAGATATAGATATAGAAAATCTAGATACTGATTCTATCATAGACCAAACATATAAACCCGAGTTAGAATTAACTACGATTCGACAACGAACACCCGCGTCACCGATTAAATGGTCGTCATTATCCCCTTCGAGAATAATTCGTTCAATAATACATAGAGATAAATTTTCAACAGATAATTTAACAATAGTTCAAACTGATAGTGATAAATTGGAAGAGAAAAAGGATGATGATGATAAAAAATGTACTTATAACGATACGTTAAAATACACAATGATATTAATAAATCATGTATTAATACAATTATCGTTGTTATCTATATTAGAGCCGTTATTATTTTTTAATTTTATAATTCGTATGGAAGAGAAGATGTTTTATGAACAATTAGATTCAATAACAGAGAATACACAAGATATTATATCATATGATGATGCACAAAGTTTTCGCGGACAGATATTTTATGATCCATTAATAGACTTTATAGTATATGAACATCAATCGATAGATAGTACATATAATACGTTACAACATTCGGCTGAAACAGCGAATGAAGAAGCCGCCGAAATCTTAAGTTCATTAAAAAATAAGTCATTTGAGATGGCTCTAATAATAAATTTAATAGCATTTGTATACACACTTGGTATTAAATATGTTTATAAAGAGTCTATTATAAAGATGTTAATACATCATGTGACTTTAATATTCTTTATAGGAATATTTGAAATATGGTTTTTTACGAATATCGCATCAAAATATTTCCCTTGGTCAAGTGACGAAATTTTGTTTCATTTGTTTCAATGTTTTTGGATAGATTTCACAAATAAATTTCCTGAAATGCATAGATTAGAGCATAACGTCACATTTTCGTGTGAAGTATAAAAAATATTTTACTCATAAAAGAAAATATTTTTATAGTTACACTTATTTTATGTTTTTAGCATATTCGATAAATTCAAATAAAATAGTATTATCAAATGGTTTGTAATAAAAACCACCACTTCCGTATAATATAATTATCTTGTATTTTTTCTGTTTAATATGTTCCATAGTTTCATTTTTAAATTTTTCATCAGTTATATAATATTTATGGGTATTTTTACACCCAAATCGAAATGTAATTTCATTTGGAAAAGGTAGAATCGTATTTATTAAATTATTATCATTTATAATTTGTCCCAATAAAGTACCAAAAATTTGATATATCATATCTTTTTTTGAATTAATATGGGATTCGATTGATAGATACCATTTTTCAAATATAACACTTTTTGGCTTTGATATTAAATACGCTAAGCATACATTCGGCTTTTTTAATTCACTAACACTAATACATACTTCCTTATCTGATTTTAATAAATCTTCATATAGATAATCCATATCCTCTAATACAATTGTATCAATATCCAACCAGATTCCTCCATAGGTATACAGGAGTTTTGCTCTATAATAATCTACCCTTTGAGCTATATGTTTCAAATGTGACGTATCTACTACGTCAATATAATCATGAATTGTTTTATCTGTTAGTATAGTTACATTTTTTAAATTTTGTTTAAAAATTTCCATTAATATCTTTACATTTGTTGGTATTTTTTTATTATTCGAAGATTCCCAATATAACCAATACATATATATTATTGGTAAAAAATATTTTACGAATAATATCGTTGCGGTGGTTGGGTTAAATATTATTTTCGTTGATTTCTCTTGGATGTTGTTATTCTTCTCTTACCTCCTGATGCTGGTAATGCGTTTACTATATCAACCTGTTTTTTAATATTCAAAGGTTTAAAAATAATATAAAAGCATTTATAATAATATTTAATAAATGAGTTATGTAAATGTAAAAAAAGATTTAAGATTATATGCTAGTATTAAAAATAAAAGTAGTTTAGAAAATATTGAAAAACATATCCAAAACGGTTGCAATGTTAATTCAATATTTGTAAATTATGGTTGTACAGCAATCGGTCTTGCTACTAAGTTAGGTTTAACAAAAACTGTTAAATTATTAATAAAATATGGTGCGATTATAAATGATTATCTTGTTGAAATTGCTTGTACAAATGGACATTATAAAATAGTAAAAATATTATTAAATGCAGATCCCGATTTAATTAACTCAATACAGATTGAATGGGCAATACCTAAAAATACATATTGGAATAATTATGGGGGACAATCTTATACAGATTCTTCTTTTTTAAATGTTTCTTTAAAAATAGTTAATTATTTATTACAAAAAGGTGTCCGTGTATATGAAGAAAATATTAAAGATTGTTATGAGTATTCAGATGATACACCAAACGATCATTTATATTATCAAATAATTGATTTATTGAGAGAAAGAAAAAAAAAGCAGATGTGAATATAGCTAATAGGTAATGTGAAAAAATTCCAGAATCATATTATAAATGAATAAAGTGATATCAAATCTTTTAAATAATATTAAAATAATTAATTATTTTTATGCAAATTCTGGGTTCCATACTTTACAACCATTACATATATTTTGTATATGAATATTAGTAATTTGTTTCGAAGTCATTAGAGAGGAGTGTTCAAAATCAATTATTCCCACTTTTCCATTACAATCTTCTATAAAATTATAACCCGTTAAATCTGGATATTTTATATTATATAATACTAGAGTACGCACTATTCTAACGACTTGGTCAAATAATTTATCCGGTACATCAGTCGCATTTTCTCCATAATGATCCGACAAATTATGTTTTCCAATTTTATACATTACCATTATTTTACTTACATAGTTATATTCTACAATTTCTGGTACATTTACTATATCTAATTCATATACATATTTTTGCATAAAATATTCACGATGATTTACATTATGTTTTACATAATATGTATCTGGATTAGCTATATATTTTTCCATTTTAATATTAATAAAATTAGTTATATTTTGTATCAATTTTATTACACCAAAATATGAATTAATATTGATATAGTAATTTATTTTCTCTTGTTTTTCTTATTTCTCTTGGTCTTTCTCTTATTTTTTCTCTTATTTTTTCTTTTGGTTTTTTTCTTGCCTCCAAATCCTCCCTTACTTCGAGGTTCTGACGTTTCTTGTAACATCTTAATATTTGATATTGTACAAAAATCTTTTGAATATGCTTTTATTAAGGTTGATACATTTGAAGCATCTCTTCCTTGACAATGAGAAGCACTAACAATATTTGGATCACGACCTAATACATGTTTTGCTACAAAACTGGGATAATTTGTATTTAAATTTTTTATAGCAAATAATTGATGATCTTCATTATCTAAAAATGTTTGGATATCACAATAATTAAACAATGGACCAACTAATCCTATCGTACTTAATCCCAAATAAACATTTTTTTCATTATAATCTTCTTTTCTTGGAACAAATGGAGGAGGAGTTATTACCTTATTACAACCATAAAATACACTATGTTCATCGTTATACTTCTCTGTAATATAATCTCGTGTAGTAACAAAGTAGTCTAAATCAACATCTTTTTTTAGTGATTTATAAACAAATATTATATTATCTTTATCTTTTTGTAAATAATCTTTTATGGTTATGGTGGCCTCCATCGCATCCTCATCATAATAGGTTAATTCTTTATCAATACTGTCCATTATAAAATTTTCTTCAGGTTTTTTATAAAATTTTTCTAATAATTTCACAACGTCTGTGTGTCGATTATTAATAGCCATTTGGAGAGCCGTACTGCCGTTTTTATTCACCACATTCACATCAGCTCCCTTCTTCAGTAATATTTTCACTATTTTTGTGTGTCCCATCCCACTAGCCGCTATGAGAGCCGTTTTGTCTCTCTTGTTCTTCACATTCACATCAGCTTTCTTATCCAATAGCATACCCACTATTTCTATGTGTTCTGTTTTTCCTTTTATACTTGCTATAATGAGAGCCGTATCACCGAATTTATCCTTCGCCTCCACATCAGCGCCCCTCTTCAATAACATATTAACTATTATTATGTGTCCTTTTTCACTTGCGATCAAGAGAGCCGTATAGCCGTTCTTATAATTCGCATTCACATTGAGGTCATCAGTCCTCTTATTCAGTAGCTTCCCCATATACCTCGCATTCACATCAATCCCCTTATCAAGTAGCAGTTTTACAATTGATATATGACCTTCGGTAATTGCGAACGTGAGAGCCGTACTGCCGTCCTTATTCACCACATTCACATCAACCCCCTTATCTAATAGCAGTTTTACAGTTGATATATGATTTTCGGTTATTTTTTTATCATCTTTGGCAATAGCTATCATGAGAGCCGTACTGCCGTCATTATTCACCACATTCATATCAATTCCATCTTGTTTAAGTAGTATTTTCATTATTTCTTCATGTCCGTAAAAACTTGCTATATGGAGAACCGTAGAGCCCGTATCATTTGATCTATTCACATTAGCGCCATTCTTTAAAGCTTTATTAATAACTTTTTCTTCTTGTTCACGTCGAATTTTGTCTTCTTTCCGACGTATCAAACGCATTTGTAATTTTGCTTCACGAGTAGCTTCTTCTTCTAGACGGGCGGCCTCGGCCAGTGCTGCTGCGGCCTCCTGCTCTTCTTCTTCTAGACGGGCGGCCTCGGCCAGTGCTGCTGCGGCCTCCTGCTCTTCCAGCAAGCGAGCAGCTTCTTGCTCATGTTGAATGTCGTCTTCTACTTTACGCTTACGTCGAATTTCTATATCTTCATTTATCTTGTCTACAACTGCTTTAAAAAGTTTTGTATCCTTTTCATCTTGACTTTCTGGCGCTTCATTTACTGGAATTTCATTTACTGGAACTTCATTTACTGGAATTTCGTCTGAAGAATTGTTCTCTGTATTATTAGCAATTGCTGCTTCTAACATTCCCACGACTTGATGGCGTCTTTGCATGCTTGCCCAAATGAGAGCCGTCCTGCCATACTTATCCGTCGCATTCACATCAGCTCCTTTTTTCAGTAGCATTTCCACGATTTCTGTGTATCCTTTCTCACTTGCAATAATGAGAGCTGTATTGCCATCATCATCCGTCACATTCACATTAGCTCCAGTAGCTAAAGCTTCTCTAACTTCGTCCAGTTTTTTATTTTTAGCTGCGTCTAAAAGTTTTTTATCCTTTTGATATTGACTTTCTTCAGGAGCCCAATCTGGCGTCGTCGGTGGAGAGTAATCCGGCGAACCTGGTGCGTATTGAGATTCGATTCTAGGATCCCAATCTGGCGAACCTGGTGCGTATTGAGATTCGATTCTAGGATCCCAATCTGGCGAACCTGGTGTGTATTGAGATTCGATTCTAGGATCCCAATCTGGCGAACCTGGTGTGTATTGAGATTCGATTCTAGGATCCCAATCTGGCGAACCTGGATCCCAATCTGGCGAACCTGGTGCGTATTGAGATTCGACTTCAGGTTCTTCAGGTTGAGATTCGACTTCAGGTTGAGATTCGTTTGTTGCTGCTTCTAACAATGTCACTATTTCTGTGAGGTGCATATCACTAGCCAAATTGAGAGCCGTTTTCCCACCATTATCCTTCATATTCACATCAGCTCCCTTATACAGTAGCATTGCCACGATTTCTGTGTGTCCATTAATACTTGCTATAATGAGAGCCGTATAGCCATCATTATTTATCGCATTTATATTAGCTCCAGTAGCTAAAGCTTCTCTAACTTCGTCCAGTTTTTTATTTTTAGCTGCGTCTAAAAGCTTTTTGTTTATATCTCCTCCTCTCTGTTTTTTTGTTCGAGTTTTTATAAATATTTTGTTTGATTTTTTATTTTTTCGTGTTGTCATTACTATATAGTATTACTATACTATATATATTTTTTTACAAACGTAATAACGTCATTATTTAACAAAAAATGACGTTATTGTTTTACGCATCTTGTTGGACACTACTAGAAGAAGTATTTTCGATAGAAGATTGATGTCTCTTACGACATCCTCTTTGGTGAGCAGATAGGCTTTGTTTACTAGACCCAGTAAAATTCTTACAAATATCACAACCAAAGTTGCGATTTTGAACGTATGCGTATTTGGTAAGAAGATATTTATCTAATGATGGAAATTTAATAGCATCGATTTGCGTGTTCATTTTCTTCTGAAAGTCCCTCAAAGTCATATTCATAGTTTCCTTTTGTGAAAGGAAATTTTGATACTCATCATTAATATCATCTAATACCTCCTTTGGGATGTTATTTGTTTCACCGAGATTCAATTCTTGGACTTTACTAGAGAGTAAGTCGATAATATCTGTAGCGATTCTAATTTTATCAGGTGAGTATTCACAATGTTGAATATAAACGAGGATGTTTCCTTTATTAATATCGATGTGATAATTATTTTTGAATGAAATACCTGAATATTGAGATATAAAGATACCATTCATGTTTTGTGTTTCAACATCTCGAATAAACTTGGCTACTTCTTCTTTGTTAATATTATGTGAATAGTCCTTATTCTCTAATAATATAGGAGGTTTATCCATACGTTTCATAATAAAATCCCCGGATGCCTTCGTACCAGTTGTATCTGTAATTTCAGAGGAAGGAAAGAGCGAAGATAAAACCGAGAAAAGATTGTTTTCTCCATATTTTCCTTTATTCGAAGATGCACTATATTTGCTTAAAAAGAGTTTTAACTCATCTTGGACACCTGATTGAGAAGAGATAGAATTACTAGACATTTCTTTAATAGAGTTGATATTATTCGTAATACGTTCTTCACTAGCTGATACATAAGAAAACAAAGGACTCTGAATAGTTTGCAACATATTACTATATTTAACATCAAAATTCTGAAGAAAATCTTGGACAGATTGTTGACCAGAAGAAGATTTCAACATATCATTTGTATGAGAGGTTACTTGAGAATGTAATTCCTTGATTTGAGATTCAATGTTATCTCTAATATTATTTTGCATAGTGTCTTGAGTTCTTGGTATGATATCATTTAAAACAATAGTAGTTCTGTCCAAGAGATGTGTATTATTTCTATCAAGAATGGATGATATTTTATCACTTGTTGTAATATTTCCAGTTGTTATCATGTTATGTACTTCTTCCATGTAATCCTTCTTAATTTGTCCAAGTTGTGTATTCATATTTTGTATAGTTTCTAAAGAAATCTTGGACAATGTATCAGACATAACTCCAATGGAAGTCTTTAAACATTCAATCTCTTTCTTGGAGGAGATTAGATGAGATAATATTTGAGAGTTTATATTTGAATCAAGATCATCAGTCATATGATTAAATACATTGTCCAAGAATTCAACAAGGAGAATATTAGCATTTTCGAAGTCAATACTTGGATGTTCTTTATAAAAATTTATAATTCTTTGATTTTCAATTTTCAATTCTTTGATTTCTGAATCTTCGTTTTTTGAAAATCCCTTATTTTTCTTGGACATTATATATATCTCTGATTTTTCTCTTTATATCAGTTTTAAACTTAAATTAAAACCTAGTAAAACCTAGAATATCTTAAAAAACCTAGTTTAAAACTTAATTAAAACTTAATTAAGTTTAAATGAAACTTAAAAACTTAAATATACATGAACTATTTCTAAATATTCTATAAAAAAAATTATAAAAGTTATTATATTTTTATAATTCTATAACAATTTGTAACTCA